TGCGCTGTGTTGGATGTGGTGCAAGAGGCCATCTAAATATTTATGACGGAGACAACTCTTTCGTGGACTGGCAGTAATCTAACACATGAAAGACAAGATAAACAGGAAACTGAAACGAGATCCAGTAAACTATTTTTACAAGTTATTTAAGCGGCACTTTCCGGAGGGTTGATTAGAAATAGTTGATTATGAGTGAAATCGGTGGTAATCTTCAATTCGTTAAATAGTTGTTAGCCTTTATTGCCGGCGGCCCTACCCCAAAGATTATTGGAGTCAACATGATTAAACCTATCGACATGGAGTGCATTTGCGGCAACGGGCAAGAAGTTATCAGGGACGACACAAAGCCTATCTTTATCCGCTGTCGATGCGGTAGGCCCATGTATCGACAGGCATCTCAGAGTCGGCCAGGATACCGAAGAGTTGGACATGAGTAAGTCAAGCAACAAGATAGGCAGGCCAACTAAATACAACGACGACCTACAAGCGCAGGCCGATGAGTATATCTTTAAGTATAAGGAGGTTGGAGACGTGATACCTAGCCGCGTTGGGTTGTGCTGTTACCTCGGAATTTCAAAGCGCGTAAGCTACGAGTGGGAGACTATTTACCCTGCGTTTCTGCACACGTTATGCTCAATCGAGGCACTACAGGAGCGCACAGCCATAAATCGTGGGCTGGATAACACCTTTAACTCTGCCATTACTAAACTGATACTGTACAACCATGGGTACTCAGACAAGCAAGAACACAACCTCAGAAGCGACGATGGCAGCATGTCACCCAGGCCAGCCATAACCGCAGTAGACGCAATAGAAGCCGCGAAACAATATCAAAAAATTATGGGTAACGATGGATGATTTTGACTTTAAAAACCCCGACTACCTACCCGTATTTACGGACAGAGTAGAGCGACTCAACCGCATCCGCAAGAACCCTACCTGCATTCCCGCAATGCGATCATACTACAGAGACAACCCCGCCGACTTTATTTCAGACTGGGGCGTAACCGTCGACCCGCGAAATGTAGAGCGCGGACTGCCGGCGCTTATTCCTTTCATCCTTTTCCCAAAACAGCGCGAGTGGATACAGTGGACAATGGACCGCTGGAAAGGGCAAGAAAACGGATTGACAGAAAAGACGCGGGACATGGGGCTATCATGGTTGTCTGTCGGACTGGCAGCGACCCTTTGTCTATTTCACGACGGCATGATGATTGGCTTCGGTAGTCGTAAGGAGGAATATGTTGACCGGATCGGAAGTCCGAAGTCACTATTCTGGAAGGCCAGGAAGTTTATCGAGAACATCCCTCCCGAGTTCCGGCCGGACTGGGATCCCCGCAAACACGCGCCACACATGCGTATCAACTTCACTCACACCGGTTCGAGTATCAGCGGGGAGGCTGGTGACGGAATCGGGCGGGGGGATAGGGCTTCACTATACTTTGTAGACGAGGCGTCGTATTTAGAGCGCCCGGAGCTTGTCGAGGCATCACTATCACAAACTACCAACTGCCGAATTGACGTGAGCACCCCGCACGGTATGGCTAACCCGTTTGCAGAAAAGCGGCATTCAGGACGGCTGAAAGTGTTTACGTTTCATTGGAGAGACGATCCGCGTAAGGACGATGCATGGTACGCAAAGCAATGTGAAGAGCTTGACGCGATTACGATAGCTCAGGAAATAGACATCAGCTATCAAGCATCTGTCGAGGGTCTGTTAATTCCGTCAGAGTGGGCACAAGCGGCAATAGGGGCGCACCGTAAGTTAGGGATTGAGCCTACCGGCAAGAGATCGGGGGCACTCGATGTAGCGGATGAAGGAAAAGACAAAAACGCCTTTGTTTCAGCACACGGCATTTTGATCGAGTCGGTCCGGGTGTGGAGTGGCAAAGGGTCCGACATCTACGGGACGGTAGAAAAGGCATTCGCGATATGCGACACTGAGAACCTTGAATCAATGCGGTATGACGCCGATGGACTTGGCGCAGGGGTCCGGGGTGATGCCAGGGTAATCAACGATAAGCGCAAAGCGGAAAAGCAGAATCAGAAGAAAGTCAATCAGTTCCGCGGATCGGGGGCCGTGCATAACCCAGAGAAAGAGATGATCAAGGGGCGAAAAAATAAAGACATGTTCCTAAACTTGAAAGCTCAGGGGTGGTGGTCTTTGCGGATAAGGTTCCAAAATACTTACCGCGCCGTTGTCGAGGGAATGGATTACAACGCAGACGACCTGATCAGCATAAGCGAAGATATCCCCGCCACCGAACGTCAAATATTACTAAACGAACTGAGCCAGCCAATCTATGTATTTAATGATGTTGGTAAGATGAAAATCAACAAAGCGCCGAACAGCACTAAATCTCCTAACGCTGGCGACGCTGTTATGATACAATTCGCACCAGGAGTTTCGACAATCACTGACTACTCGAGGATATTATGAGGAAAACATGAGCATCCCAAAACTATTCGCAGACGGCCTCACCAGCCTGACAAGCAAACTCGCCAACCGCCGCAACGCCCACGCCACCAACCGCATGACAACTTCCCGCGTAGACTGGGATGAGCTGCGGGCGATTTATAAGACAGGCGTCGGGAGTAAAATCATCCGCACAAAATCAGGGATGTCGCTCAATGGTACGCTTCAGTTTGAGAGCGAGGGCGATAAAGACTTTTACGAAGCTCGATTACAGCAGCACGTCAAGGACGCCTGTAAATACATGCTGGCCTTCGGGCGCGGCATGATTGTAATACAGGAGCCTGGGGCAGACATGAGCCAACCGCTGCCGACGATTAACGACTGGTCAAAGGTCAGGTTTCAGGTATTTAGTGGTGATATGATTTACGTTCAGTCTGTCGAGTATAATCTCGACAGCCCGAACTACTTCAAGCCCAAAGCCTACTCCGTGCGCGGATTCACCCTTCACCCGAGCCGCGTTATTGATATGACATACGTCAAGCCGGTCGAGTTCGACGCGCCGGAATACTTCTTCGGTGGCATATCCGAGTTTGAGCTTATCCGTAACGAGTTGGTCAGTGATCAGATCGTACAACGTGCAGTACCGGCCATGATTGAAAAATCATCTACAATTTTTTATAAGATTAAAGGGTTCAAGGAGCTGCTTGCCGATAAACAAGAGTCAACCCTTATCCAGTATTTCTCCGAGCTTGAAAATCTGCGCTCGATCTACGGCGCTGGAATTGTTGACGAAGAGGACGTGATTGAAAGCATCACCCAGTCGCTCACCAACCTGGCCGAGTCCGACATGATCACCTTGCGCCGTCTGGCAATGGTGACCGGCCTATCCCTATCTACTCTGGTCGGAGAGCCGCCAAAAGGGATAAGCTCAACCGGTGAGGGGGACCGGCAGGTTGACATGCAGACAATCAAAGCCCTGCAGTCGGAATACCTGCTCGACAAGATTAACCAGCTAATGCAGAAGTGCGGGCGGGGTGCCGTTTGGTTCAAGGAAAATCAAGGACAGAGCGACAAGGACCGAGTAGCGCAGGAGACGGAGGTTATAAAGAGCGCGTTGATACTGTGGCAGATGGGTCAGGATTACGAGAAATATCTTGAGAAGCATGGCGTTATCGAGTTTGACGCATTCGACGAGATGTTTGGCAAGCCGGATGAAGAGCCGGAACCTGACAACCCAGAGATGAGCCTTGAGCAATTACTGGCTGGTGGCGCAGATGAAGCGTAACGTAGCAGCACCCAAAGGCGCACAGATCAAAGCTCCCGAAGCTCCGCGATCCGAAATCCGTCAATTCGGCAAAGCTATCGAGTACATGGTTGATCAGATGGCGCAACGCTGGAGAACGCAGATATTCAAAGAGCTGAATCAGGACACGGTTTCCAAGTTTTCGGACGCTCAGCAAACCGGTAATTTTGCCAAGATTTTTCTGGCCATGGCCGCACGTGTGCAGCGGAAGCTGTTGAAGCAGTTCGACGGCGAACGTCTGGACAAAATGGTTGACAAGTACACTGGCAAAGTCGACAAGCGCAACAAGGCGGAGTTCTACCGGCGCGCTGAAAAGAGCATAGGCATAA